TTTATTTAGTCATGTAATATATAAATCATATACTTAGAACCATATGTTGTTCTATTGGTTTAACTTCGTCCTGGGTGATTTATTTTTAAATTTTTATAAATAAATATAACAAAAACAAAAAACCATGATATAATAACCATATCAAATCAATCATAACAAAGTTTCACCGTAGCAAAACCTAACCTAACCTAAATGAAAGGAAACACCAAATGAAAACTATCGCCAAAACAACCCTAACCAACAACACCCTCACAGCTCTAATCACTGAACTCGATGAACTAATCAAAAAATATAACTCAATCACCAAAGCTCTTCATGAAGAATATCTAAACAACGCCAAACCTATTAAAGAAGCATATGCAAACAATGAAATCACCGTACAAGCTCATAACAAAGAAATCAGAAAGCTTATCAAAAAATACAATCAAGATGAACAATCAAACACCCAACTTCAAGAGATCCAATCAAAAATAAATAATATCAATAACAATATCAAAGAAGAAGCAAATAACTTTGGGAAAGAATATGCAAAATCAAATAACGCCATCGGCATCAAATATACCCCAAACCTCAAAAATAATACCCTATTAATCGAAGCAATCGTAAGATAAATCACAAAAACCCCCGGAAACCGGGGTTATAACCTAACATTTAAGGAGAATATATCATGACCATCAATCAAAAACAACCACAACCAACCGCTCCACTTACCCAAACCGTAATCAATGGCAAAAAGGTATATCAAAGCAAAACAATCTATGGCAAACCACTCACCACTGATTTACCAAAGAAGAACAAATAATATAACATAGTTCGAGATACTCATATAATGAATAATATTAGAAGCGCAAACCATGATTTCCATGACCGCTCATGTAATCCTTACAATAAAGGAACATTATATGAAAACTCAATCACGCCCCTACCTTGCCCATGGTTCAACCCCGCTAATCACCATCAAGTGGATGATGGATGGCAACAAGCTCGGCTGGATGTATGCCAGAAACGGCCAAACCTTCTATGACGTCACCGGCAACAAATATCACTGGCCAAAATGGTGCCCATTCATCAATGACCTACAACCTGGCATCGCCTATACCTTTATCACCCGCTACACCGACGGCAAATCAAGATCCGGTGGAAACTGGATACCAACCATGATGCTCCTCGAACACCCCAATCACTCCATCGCCGAAAGATTTCAAGAACTAATGTGGAACAAATATATTAAACCAAATGATGGAAATGTACCTGGTCTCGACCGAGCCTTCTATAATATCGCCAACCTTGCCATGTATGCCAAACAAGATGTCTATGAAACCATGCGACTGATGAACCTACCACCAAGCCGCCAACAAGAGCTCATTGATAAATATAGAAATAAAGAAGCAACTGAAGAAAACACCAATAGTTTGTTGGAATACTAATATAGAAACTCACAAAAATCAATCATAAAGGAACAAAAACAATGAAAAACTACATCAAAAACGTAACATACGCATGGACCCCAGAGAAACGAGCAAAAATCAAACTTTCTAAACTTAGAACCGCTATGGAAAAAGCTGAAAAAATATATGAAGAAGCCAAGGATAAATATGAAGAGCTCTTATTTCAAACTCAGTATGACGAACATAACGCAAATAAAGAAGGAGAATAACATGACAACTAAATCATTCGAGAAAAAAGACAACAAACTAATCAAGAAGCTTATAGCTGAACATAATGCCCTAGAAAACAAGCTTTATATCAACAAGTTTAAGATTGGCCTGCTACAAAAGGCAAAGGAACAAAGAGATGGCAAAACCTCTTAGTTCAGCGCAAAAACATGCCAGAAAGCGGAATGACAACCTCTCGATTAAGTCGTTCGAAGATTACTACACCCGCTTTAAGCCCTGCGCACGAAAGACCAGCTATGTTTCCGAAAGAATGGCAAACATAGCTATCGACCAACAAATGCAAACCTATGGAGCCAAACAACTGTATGCATATAAATGTCCACATGGAAAAAAACACTGGCATATCACGAGCCGACCAAGGGAACAATGAACCCAAAACTTAAGTCAAACCTTGAACGTACATTTTATAGAAATCACGGATTGGAATATGAACCCAAACGTTATAAATATACTGTAGTTCATTCCTATACCCCAGATTTCAAGATAAATGACAACACTTTCATAGAGGTGAAAGATAATTTCGCGGGAAATGATAGGGCAAAACATTTGTACATCAAGAAACAACACCCAGAGCTCACCATAATATTTGTGTTCCCAAACCCAAACCGGAAATGCACCCCAAACATGACCAACGCCGAGTGGTGCATTAAGCATGGATATACCTACTTCAATCTATCAGATAAAGAAGGGATAAATAAATGTATAAATAGTTTCATAGATATGAAATAATCACCCACTATTCGGAGGAATAATAGAAAATGCAGATACAAATGATGGAAATCAACCAACTTAAACCATATAAGAATAACCCAAGAAAAAACAGTGATGCGATAGAACCTGTTGCGAAAAGTATTAAAGAGTTTGGATTTCAACAACCAATTGTAGTCGATAACGACAATATCATTATTGTCGGCCACACCAGGTATTATGCGGCGAAAAAACTTAATCAAACCGAGGTACCCGTGATTGTTGCCTCAAACTTAACAGAAAAACAATGCAATGCGTACCGTATTACAGATAACAAAACAAATGAGTTCGCTGAATGGGAAAAAGATCTTCTATTGGATGAGATTTTAGGATTGGGTGAAGATAATTTCTTAACAGGATTTACCGATCAGGAAATTGGTGATATGATACGTGGTAGATCTGTTAGAACAAAAGACCGTAATAAAGTCCCCAAAAAAATGAAGAATGAAGTTTCGAGTTATGGGGACATTTGGATTTGTGGTGAACATAAAGTTATAATGGGAGATAGTTCTGACGAGGAAATATTAAAGGCATTAATGGGAGATGAGAGGTATGATTTAATCGTTACCGACCCACCATACAATATTGATTATGATGGGGAATTTGGTCGAAAGTTGAAAAACGACAAACTCAAAAACAACCAGTTCGAAGAGTTCTTAACAAAAACCTTCTCGGCAAATGTTAAGTATTTACGACCAGGAAGATCTGCATACTTTGCCCTATACGCCGCATACATGAGAGAATATATGAATGGGATAGAAAAATCCGGTCTTAAGTATATTAAAGATCTGATTTGGGTCAAAAACACTGTGTCTATGCCGGGAATGTTGGATTATACACCCAAACACGAAACATTTCTATACACCCGAAAAGAGGGTGGCACACGATATTTCAATAACCAACATGTCACCAAAACATCAATCATACAAGATGACGGAATAATAGATTATGAAGGTTTATCTGATGACGAATGGAAGGATCTTATCTCAAAATCAAAAACCACTGTACTCAGGTACAAAAAACGAAGTAAGAATGATCTTCACCCAACAATGAAACCTGTAGAACTTATTTCAGAGATTATTAGAAATAGTTCTCAATCTGGGGAGATTGTTGGTGATTTCTTTGGCGGTTCAGGAACAACATTAATCGCATCCCAATGTGAAAATAGAAAGGCGAGAGTTATAGAACTTGACCCAATATTTGTGGATGTTATTGTTAGACGATATGTTGAATTTACTGGAAAACCTGCATTCCGGTTGTCTGATAACGCCGATTTTACAACACTTGACAATGAAATCAACCCACCAGGTTCAGAAGACGAAGACGAACCAATATATTCGGAGGAATAAATGGAGAGCGACGCACAAAAAGAATTAAAGAGAAGAAGGCAATATCCCATTAAGATTGATGTGGAACAACTCACAAGCCTTGCTTCATATCATTGTGATAGGAGAGATATAGCCCATTGGTTTCAATGCGCAATCTCGACATTATCTCAGGAACCATGGCATTCAATTATTGAGGAGGCCAGAGCAAAAACTCGCATTTCCCTTAAGAAGAAACTATTACAGAAGGCATTGAACGAAAATGACACCAAATGTTTAATCATGGCACTTAAGAACTATTGCTCATTCCAGGAAAACCCAACCCATAACCAACCGAATGAAGACGATGGTTCCTCAAATGATAACTTTGAGGGATTTAGTATTAATGACGGAAGGTAATATTATCAACTTCAACCTGTTCGGAAGTCAGGTTGATTTTGTGAGTGATTTAGATACCCAATATACCGCGTTCGTTGGTGGATTTCGTTCAGGTAAAACATACGCATTGATGGCAAAGTCTGTTGTGCTGGCCGCAAATAACCCATATTCATCTGGTATTATTTGTTTGCCTAGTCATGGTATTGCGAAACGAGGTTTCAAACCAGAATGGGAGGAGTTCATGTATTCTCATAACGTCAAGTTTGAGAAATTGCCATCCGTTAATGGTTATAATCTATTCTTTAATGGACGATGGACAAGAATATTAATCATGTCCTCTGAAAATTATATGAGAGCACGTAATATAGAAGCCAGTTTCTTCGCCCTAGATGAAACGGATGCTATGGTTGGTCGAAGAGCTTGGGATGCCTGGAACCTGTTCATTTCCCGGCTATCCGGTGGAAGAATAAGGCGTGGTTTCTGTGTGAGCACCCCTGAAGGTTTCAACTTTATGTATGACACCTTCATGCAACAGCTCGAGGAAAAGCCAGAGCTCAATCAGTTCTATAAGTTATATCGTGGTTCCACCGCTGATAACATTAACCTACCAGAGGATTATATTCCCGCACTAGAGGCGAAATATACCTCGAACCTGATCAAAGCATATCTTCATGGTGAGTTCGTTAATCTACTATCTGGGAATGTCTATTATGCCTTCAACCGACGGACTAATCACACACCGCTCACCCTCAATGATTTCCCTGAGCATGTTCTTCACATCGGTCAAGACTTCAACATGAACCAATGTTCCTCTGTTATTCATATAATAAATAAAGGTATGCCATATGCCCTTGATGAAATAACAGGAGTTAAGAACACCTTCGAGCTGGTGTCAGTATTAACAGAAAGATACCCAAATAGGAGAATATTCATATACCCTGATGCCAGTGGAAACAATAACAAAACCTCAGCTTCCCAATCAGACCTTTCAATCTTAAAGAAAGCTGGTTATGAGCTGTGTTATAATGCGAAGAACCCATTGATTAAGAACCGGGTTAATGCCATGAACTCTATGCTCTGCAATGCAAAGAATGAGGTTCATTACTATATCAACACAACAACCTGTCGTCAATATACGAAATCATTGGAACAACAAACCTATGACAAGAGCGGGATGCCCGATAAATCAGCTGGTTTGGACCATTTACTTGATGCTTCTGGGTATTTTATACATTATAGGTGGCCAATCACCCAACGTGGTACCATCACCATTACTTAAAAAATATGCCGGAGGGCGATAACTTAAAATGAAGGAATATAAATGAGCATTACCTCTGAAAACATATTATCACATGGCTTAACCGCCTCAAAATGGGTAGAACTACTTAACACGACATCCGCCGTCAAGACCAAGAAGGCATTAACTTATTATGACGGAAATCAAGAGGAAGAGGTCATCAAGTTATTGAGTGATCCATTAAAAGGTCGTCAGGAATGGCAAACCAGAGGTTATATCCCAAGGTTTAGGAACATCACCAAGATGATCGTGGATAAATCAGCCATGCTGTTCAAGGACGTATTGCCAGTGTTCAACATCTTCCCACCAGGTTCGAAAACTCCCGATAAGTCATCAACAGATAAGCTGAATGAATATTTTGCAACCACTGAACTCCAGGAAACATTACAAAACCTTGATACTGTGGTTCGCCTAGTTAAAACCGGCCTGTTATTGGTTCAATATACCCCTGACGGATTTATCTTTGATATCCTACACAGGGGAAACTGTTCGGTTATTATCGACCCAACCACCAAACAACCCGATGCCCTGATTTACCAGGTAAGTGATGATGAAAACTATAAGACCTATCGTGTCATTACCCTGGAAACAATCTATGACCTCCGTTCAGCCGACAGGGAGATTATAGTGGTCAGTGCTCAACCAAACCCCTATCAAATCATTCCGATTGTTCCGTTTTATGACACTAATATCCCAAGAAATGGGTTCTGGGCTGAAGGCGGTCAAGATCTTGTCGGGTTAAATGAACTTATCAACTTGCATTTAACTGATGCCGAGTTCAGCATGAGTTGGGCCATTCGACCAACATTATTTACCAACTGTTCATTAAATGCCGAGAGCCAAACATTAGAAGCAATCGAGGTGTATGGTTCAGCATTACCAAGAATGGTTCCAGCTATGCCAAAGGTTTTATCCGGTCCTGACAGGGCGGTGGTTGTCGATAGCCAAGGTGTCGATCAGCCGTTTATCAAGTTCGAAGCACCCCAGGTGGATATTGCCCCAGTGGCCAAGGTCATCACCGATTGGCTACAATCATTCGCCTCTGATTGGTCGGTTAATATTAAGACAGCTGGTTCTGGTACAGCCACCTCAGGATTTCAATTGGTGGTTGAGGAAATCGATAACCTACAGCTTCGACAAACCCGCCAACGAATGTTTGAGGCTGGTTTCAAACGCCTTTATAAGGTGATGTCAAACATCCTCACCGCGTTAAATGAACCATCATTACCAATCACCTCTGAACTATATGCCACCTTCCAGGAGGTTAAGCTCCCAGTGGACATTGCCGTGTCAGAAAGCGTTTGGACGGAACGCATCACTCAAGGTCGTGCCTCAATTGTGGATTATTTCATGAAAGAACAAGGAATGAGCATCGAGGAGGCGGAGAAGAAGTTGAAAGAAATCAACAGTTATAAATCACCCGAAATAGAGGTTATAAATAATCAACAAGAAGCATTATAAATATTAGGAGAATGTCATGGTGGATACCAACAATGAAACAAAAGTCGAAGAAACTTCTGGAGAAGAAGTTATCAAGACACCAACAGTGGAAGAGCTATTAGAGGAACTTAAATCAGTCAAGGAGAAATATCACCATGACGCCGAGATCCTTCAGAAAGTTCGCCGCTATGAGAAGGAAAACAAGAAGGCCGCTGAAGCTGCCCTATTGGAACAACAGAAATATAAAGAGCTCTATGAACAAAAAGTTCAAAGCGAAGCTCAGCTTAAGACCAAGCTAAGGGATATTTCAATCAATCAACAACTACAAGAACTAATCAAAGAGATGGATGCCAAATCACCCTCTACAGTTCTTAAGCTCTTGGATAAGGGCAAGTTCGTGTTTGATGAAGATGAACAACTTGATGTCAAATCGGTTAAATCACAGCTCGATGAGCTAAAGAAAACCGACCCATTCCTGTTTGGAAAGGAACAAATCACTCCACCAACTCCGGCCCGTTCCACAGAGGGAACACCAGTTGCTGGTTATGAACAAGAACTGAAGGCCGCAATCAAGACAGGCAAACAATCTGAACTTGATAAGGTATTCAAAAAATATAAAATCATTTAAGCAAAGGAAACAACCATGCCATTTACAACCAATCTTACCGGCGTTTCAGACGTCGATGCCTCAGTTATTCTAGCCTATGATGCTTCATATATTGTTGCTGTTGGTCAGAACAACGTTATGGACCAGTTCGTTCAATATAAGCAAGATATTGGAGCTGTTTCAATCACCCTTCCTAAGTTCGCCCGCCTAGCTGTTGCTACCACTCCTCTAACTGAGAGTGATGACGTGACTTCAGCTGCCTTGGTCGATAGCGCGGTCACCTTAACTCCACTCGAGTATGGTAATGTGGTAACCACAACCAAGCTCGCCAATCTTCAAACTGGTGGAAAAGCCGATCTTGCCGCTGCTACCGTTGTTGGTATTAACCATGGTCAAACTATGGATAAGCTTGCTATCAACGCCCTCGATGCTTCAGGTAATGCCTACATCTTCGGTGGAGCCGCTAATGCCGACAACTTAACCGCTGGTAATGTCGCCTCCCTCACTTTCCTTAACACCTTCTACAACAAGCTTGCTCGTGCTTCAGTTCCTACAATCAATGGAACCTATGTTATGGTTGCTCATGACGACGTCATTGCCGACCTTCGTGCAGCTACCACTGCTGGTTCCTGGCAGGATGTTGTCAAATATACCTCTCCTGGCGAAGCTCTTGTCAATGAAGTTGGTATGTATGGTGGTTTCCGTATTGTTCGGGATAATCAGTGCCCATTCGTTGATCAGACTGGTGCTGGTACTGTTGATGTTTATACCTCCTATTTCTTCGGCTTTAACGGCCTCGGAAAAGCTGTTTCCAACCCAGGTGGCTTAGTTGCTACTGGTCCATTCGACAAGCTTAACCGTTTCGTCAATCTTGGTTGGTATGAAGTCTGTGCCTACAAGATCATCGATACAGATGCCGTCTGGAAGGGAGTTTGTGCTTCGAGTGTCGGCCAAAACTCTTAATATCTAAGTTAAGATGAACTAAATCAGGTGGGGACATTAGTTCCCACCTTCTTAAATATAAGGAGAACACACACATGGCAACGAGTTGTAATCGATACCTGGGCCTAATGAACCAACCTGATGACAGGAGCTCACACCTTCTGTCATCACCTCCTGGAGAACAAAAACAATATGCCAATCTATGAATATAAATGCCAACTATGTCATACCCGAGTGGATAAGCTAATGAAAGAACCGAAGGATGTCATCAAGTGCCCAAAATGCCATAATGACAGCCACCGCCAGTTCAGTGTTCCAGCTTTCAACTTTACCAATGGCCAAGGAACATCACTTGGAAACCTAATGAGCATACCAAAGCATGGCTAAAGCAAAAATAACTCCAGCTCAATATAACATACATAACTATATGGTCACGGACAGCATTTCCGCCTCAATCAATAACCGGGTAATCAAGGCAAAACGAGCCGACAGGATTTTACTTTCCCAGTTCGAAGCGGACATTCTTAAGCCATATGTTATTCGATTAAATGAGGAAGAACAATAATATGGCACTTATTTTAGAAGATGGAACAAAACCTACAGGAGCGAACGCATATGTCGATGTTGATTACGCAGACGATTACTTTAACTTGTATGGCAATCTTGATTGGTCAGGCACCGATGATGAAAAAGAGGCCGCTATTATCAGTGCTACTCGCAGCCTTGATCTATTGTATGGTGCTCATTATCTTTCCAGCTTAGTACCTGGAACAGAACAATCATTGTTATTCCCAAGGTATGCTTTCTATGACAATAACCTTCGATTTATTGGTTCAACCACCATTCCTCGACCACTTAAAGAGGCAACCTGTGAGCTCGCATTACGGGTCATCAATCAACAGGAAAGTTTCCCAGAGAACACAACCGACGATGTGGAAAGTGAGGACATAAAGATTGGTGATATATCAATATCAACCACTTTAAGCAAAGCTGGACAGACTGGAAAAACTATATATGAAGATTTCTACCTGATTGAGAAGGTTCTTGGGGACATTCTTAAGAAGAAAACAACTAACTTCGGGTTTGCACGCTAAATGAAAGACTTTACCAAGATTAAGGCCAGGATTAACCGTTTGATTTCAGAATATGGTGAGAACATCACCCTGAACTCATTGAAAACCAAAGCACTGGCCACCACGGTTAAGGTCGAGGATAAGGATGATTATGGTTCGCCATTAACCACCTCTAAACGGGTGTATTATATTC